CCTTCAATACCCAGTTGGGTATCACCGACGAATGCAACCTCATCGACAAGTTGCTCATAGGCCATACGCGCGGCGTCTGCGCCGTCGCTTTGCAGCGCCTGCCCAAGCTGTTGCGCGGCACCGATCTCTTCAAGGGAGAACGAATAGCCGATACCTGCCATGTTGACGCCCTGCTCAAACTTCTGACGAAGCATGTTGACCAGCGGGATGTCATCGCCCTTGCCGTTGACGAACTTCGCCTTGCCTACGCTGTCCTGCGAAAAATGCGTGACAGATGCGGCAAACGGGTTTGCGCTGGTGTCGATTGGGATCATCCGGGGATACTTGATCTCAGGATACGGCTTGCGCAGCACTTCGGTTTCGATGTGCGAACGCTGTGACACGACAAAGCCAAGAGCGGCCTGCATGTCCATGATTTGTGTTGGCATGGTAATAGGCCTCCTTAGCCCAGATAAACGCGAACGAGCGCGCCGTCAGCGGCGGTTGTCTCGAATTTCGCGCCGGGGATTGCAACGATACCGGACGCCACGGATTTTGCGCCGATTGCGCCGGTAGCTTCGGTGTAGGTGACAACAGATCCGTCTGTTACAGCGCCGTCAGCAATTACCCAGATCGTGCCTTTGCGCATAACGCCAGCCACTTCACCAACGGCGTATTCATCCGCCTCACGGGTTTTGTCTGCGACCGTGACGCCGATGTATCCACCGCCGCCTAGCTTTACGGAGTTGTCAGTCGCGCCGACACCTACGGCAAGGCCGAAGGCAACAACGGCAGTTTCGACTGTCTTGGATGCCACATCGCGCACGATTTGGCTCTCTGCTACCATACCAGCATAACCGGCAGGCATTTGGGCATCATATGTGCCAATGAAGTCTTGAACTGGCATGATTTATGCCTCCTTTTTCGCGGGGGATTTCCATGCGTCCTGCAACGAAGCGTTGCGCGCGGCATAGGCTGCGTTCAGGTCGGTGATGGCGGGGGCGTTCTTGATCGCATCTGCAACCTTGTCGCCCTTGCCTGCGTCCTCTGACAGGATGTCAAAGCGCACGTCGATATAGGCCGCGTCTTTCGCAGCCATCGCATCGCCCAGCTTGGCAACCACAACGGCCTTGCGGATCTCCGCATCGGGCATGCCATCGGTTTTCACGTCAGCGGCGATTGCCTTGGCCGTGGTGATCAGCGCGGCACGGTCTGCTACGCGCTTGTCCAGATCAGCGTCGGAAAGCACTTTGGCCTCCGCTGCGTCTTTGGCTGCGTCTGCCTTGGCGATTTCCGCATCCTTGGCGGAGATTTCAGCAGCGTGAGCCGCGTCCTTGGCCGTTGCGGCCTTGGCTGCGTCTGCAATTTGCCCTTGGAGTTTTTCGAGTGCCTGCGCACCAGCGTCGGTTGTGACAACGGAAAGGCCGTCAATCAGAACCGTGCGCGTGTTGGCGTCATTTGCCATGATCGCGTCCTTTCGGTAATATGGGGAAGCGCCCCACTTCGCATTTGCACCGTCTCCGATGCGCAATTCGTTGCCGCCGCGTGCGAGCGGAACGACAGCCACATGGTTCATGCGGAATTCTGACATTACAGCGTCGTAGGCTTCGCCCTCCGGCGTCACCCCGTCCTGCATTTCGATCTGTGCCGCGTAGCCCATGGACAACTCCTTCGGGCCGTCTGCGGATTGGATCAGCGCGATTGCCGCAGCGTCTCGAAAGATCAGCGGCACAGTGACGAACTCGCCATCGCGCATGATGCCTACCGGGTCAATTTCACCCACGGCCAGGTCACGCCAGCTATCGGCAGTGACCCCGCCTGCTGGGTGATTGATCGTAATCGGCTTGCGGGCATAGCTGTTGATCGCGTCTGCTGAAAACACCTCGGCCTCGGGGCGGTAGACGCGGATCGTCTCGCGGTCAACAAAGCCCATTTCGCTGCCAAGGTATGTCTGTATGTTGCCAGCGCGCGCCACTCGGGCCGTGACCACTGCACCGTCGTCTGTGGTCCGGATCTTGCCGGTCACGGGCATGGCGTCTGTGAAGTTGTGGGTGATCATGTTTCTTTGATCCCCTCCTGCCAATTTTCTTTGACAACGGAGAATATCTCCGGCCCGAAAATAAGCGGCCCTTGGTATGGCTCAATATCTGCAATGTCGGGCGCGTCTGGATCGTAGCTGATCATGACATGTGGCTGATATTCAGGATGATCCCACGTTGCGCCTGCACCTTTGATTTCTTCGTGACGCCATTTCAGATCGCCATCGGTGAACAGAAGAACACGGGCCTCCCCGAACTGATCCATCTGGCGCGGCCCGCCCGATGCAACATCAAGACGTGACTGATAGCTGGTGCCGCATTCCATCCAATCAACGGGCGCGCGGCTAAATGCGATTGTGACGTGCATATCGTCGGCTGGCAGCGTGGATTTGAAACCCTGCGCTTTTGCCCACCGGATCACGTCCGCGCCGTTCAGGAGCTTACGCGAAACGTAGAGCGTCTGAGGACGCGCGTCTGCAATTACGGGCGCGGTTTCATCATCATCCGGCAGATTGTCATCATTCCCCTGCGCGTTGAAATAATCTGCGTAATCAGCCTCAAGCCCCGGCGCGATGCCACTTTCGGTCAGCGCATTGACCAGCGAATTAGCCAGCGCCTCCTCTGGAATATCCCCGATCTGCGATGCGATCATGAACGTCTCTGCGATCGTCTTGCCTGTCGTGGCCTTTTCCGCCGTGGTCGGTTGCCACAATGGGCGCCAATTATAGTAGATATCCGCCGGACGGTTGCCCAATGCCGAACGTATCAGGCATTCGTCGAGCAACGCCATTTCGGGCTGGTTTTCGAGCGTCTGAATAACCTTCACGCGGTCATAATAACCACGGATATTCACATCTCCGGAACCGTTTAGCCCGCTTGGCGATGTGCCGAAAAGCAGTGTCATGGGGATGCCCGATGCCGCGCTGGTCATCTGCATGAAGCGGTCAATAATATCCGGCAATGTTGCGAAGCTGGCGCTCTTTTGCTGGTAGGTGTCTTTCACGTCTGTCAACAACATGCCGTTGTTGCCCTTGGTCATGGCCAGCAACATGCCGCGCGCTAGAACCATCTTTTCGTAATCAGCGCCGCCGTTCTTCAATCCCTCGTTGAACCCATCTATGCCCATAACGTCAATCTTCGCCTCGAACACCAATGAAGCCACGTTGGCGATTGTTGCATCGAGGTTGCGGATGTCGGACAAGCACGATGTCAGGCTGCTATCGCCCCACCCAATGTTTGCGCCCGCGTATAGATCGTCGGGCAATTCCTCGCCTTTGAACACCGCCACGCGGCTAGGGTGGATCACCTCGCCATTGATCGAGTAATGCGACGGGTTGCCATAGCCATCCAGACGCGGATCGTTCTGAATTGGCCCGGCGCTGATGCGGTTTCGGCTGATAACCGTAAGATACTTAATGCCGCCCCGCCGGATGCGGTCGGCAATTAGCGGCTTAGCCGCGTCTGTGTCGCCGGTGCCAATGTAGACCACCGCACCGCCAAACAGCCGCGCCCGTGTCTTTGCCTGTACCAGCTTGCCTTGCAACCCCAGCCGCCTCTCCTCGGCTTCCAGCGCGCTGATCTGCGAGGCGTCTGCCTGCCATTCCCGCCACTCGCGGAAACTGTCCTGAGCAGGCATGTCCACAATCTTGCGGGCAATCGCGCTACCACGGTACATCATGGAAAGCTGCGCGTCATCAATGACCGGATCAACATAGACTGAGTGGCTGGCCTTGTCGCGTCCGGTGCCTAAATTTGCGACGATGTTCCGCAGGCCGTCCATGAAGGGTATTTGCATCAGAGTGTCCCTTCCCAGCTATTCGAGTAACCGCCCAGCATATCCGCAATAGCGTCCATAAGTGGGTCAATCTGGTCATCAAAGCCCGTTCCCAAGCCATCAAATGTCTGCATTTCGTACCGTAGCGATTCAGTGAAAGCCGCCTGCGCTGGCAGCCATACCTGCCCTGTGGCAATCCATGGCGCTGCGTCTAGGCCGCGTGTGTACTTGTCTTTGATGTTACGCGGGATGCCCTGAACGGGGATGCCTTGGCGCTTTAGTGACTGAATAAGGCCAGTGCCGCTAACCTTATCCTCAACCCAAAGGCCACGCACGTTCTTGCCGCGATGCTTTGCCCAGAATGACACAGCCGTGGTTTCTAATTCAGGCGCTTCCCACTTGCCGCGCACCAGATCAACCAGACCCGCCCCGCCACTCTTGAATTTTGCCCAAAGCTCGATGACCGAATAGTCGTTTCGCTCGCCCGTTTTTTGGGCGGTGTCTGCGTACATGCGGTAGTAATCAACCTCCGGCATTTCGCCTTCGTTGTACCAGCGCACGCCGCTCATATCGAACAGCGCGCCCTCGATAGACACAGGCCGCTGCATGTATTGGCTGGCGAAGGTGTAGGCGTCTGCCTTTAGCACCTCGATCTGCTCTAGGTTGTGCTTTTCTTCCCATAGCGGGCCATCGGGCAAGTCGTGCGCAATCGGGCGTCCGTGCGTCCATTCCTTCGGATATTCCGCCGTGCTGTCGATCAAGACGGGCAGGTCCAAATGGTCAAATACCTCACCCATGCCCCCACGCAACAAATGCCCCACGAAGTCATCGCCGTGAAGTCGCTGCATAATCACCACAATCGGTACGGCTTCGTGTGCCAGTCGGCTGCGAAACGTGTTTGTTGCACGCTTGTTTACCGCCGCCCGCTTTGTTGGGCTAAACGCATCATCAGGCTTTAGCGGATCGTCTATCACAAGAGCGCCGGAAAACCGCGTCTTATCCATATCGCCAGCACGAAAGCCCGTGATAGGCCCGCCAGCTGCCTTGGCCAGCATTCCGCCGCCTTGGTTTGTTTTCCAGCGGTCCTTGGCGCTGCTGTCCCTGTCAATCGTGACATCTTGCAGTTGCGCGAACTCCGGCAGCTCAATGAGGCTTTTTATCTTGTCGCTGTTTTCCCGCGCCAGATCATCGGAGAATGTGGCATGGATAAACCGTGCCGCCGGATTGATCGCAAACCCGCGCGCAATGAAATTCACCACCGCAGCCTCGGTCTTGGTGTAGCCGGGTGGCAGCGTGATAATCAGCCGCGTGATTTCTCCTGCAAGAACCTTGTCCAGTGTTTGCCCGATAACCGCGTGGTGTGGCCCTTCGATAAACTCCATGCCCTCGCGTATCGGAAAGAAGAACTTGGAAAAACCTAGTGTGCTACGCCGTGCCCGCTCCGCCTGTATCTCTCGCTTTGTCGGTAAGGCGCTCAAGTTGATCAAGGTCCGCCTCCGATAGATTGGCGAGGCTTACGGTTGGGGCGGGTGTCATGCTGCCGTCAGAACTCTTGTGATCTACAACATCAGTAAACATGCCAAGATGCTTGGCGATGCTGTCCAGAGCGCCTTTCTTGTCATACATCTTGATCTTGACGCCCTGTGCGGTAAGCGAAACCTCGGATATTGCTGCCGCTGTGTCAGCGTCCATCAACTCACTGGCGATAAGTTCAACGGGGTAAACCCGATCATCGTCTGGGTTCATGCTAGGTTCTGGGGCCGAACCCCATGCGACAGCCTTGCGAATGTCTGCAAAGCCAATTTTAGCAAACTCACGAAGCACCATGTCTTGCGTGATTTCTGTGCGCTCGGAGCGCTTTGCCTTAGCAACTTCAATCATTTTTTGAATTTCAACATTCTTCAACAGGCGCTGGCCCATGGAGTAGGCCGTCTTTCCGCTGTATCCCGCTCTGGTCGCCGCTTGCGTGGCGTTCAGGTCAATCAAGTATTCCTCGACGAAGCGATATTGCTTTGCGTTCAACCCCGCCATGATCTGATCCTTGTAAAATTCCCCACGCCACCAATTTGCGGCAAAGAATGAACCCAGCCACCGCGTTGAGACTTGCGCCCATTGATAGCAATATCGGCTGTGGGGGTTCGCCGTGTGGAGAGGCTGAAAAGCAAAAACCGCCCTGCATTTCTACAAGACGGAATTATATTGGTCTCAAAATTGCATACTTACGCATGCGCGTCAACCGAATTTTTATTCTGCCACCCGATCCAGCGCCGATTTTAACGCGGGCAAGTTGATGGGCTTTTCGTCGGCCCCGCGCTCAACGTGCATCTTGATTGCCGCCACGGATACGCGCCCGATCTTGTCGCATAGGCCATACCATGCGGCGTACACTTCGGGCCTGCCGTCGCTTTCGTCATGCGCCCCTACGCCACCGGCGAGGCATGAGCGATACTCCGACACCCCAAGCTCTGACCGATACGCCGCCCACAACTCATGGAATGTACGCGCGCTTTGCTCCTGTGATGCCGTTAGCTGGCCCTGCTGGTATAGCCTGCCGATCATGTCGTTCGCGGTGTCCACCATTGGCTGTGACCGCTTGTCGGCTCCTTGCGGTTTGATCCACTTGCCGATCGCCATGCGTTCCGGCGTGGGGCGCGTGGTTTCCCGCGCACTGGTTGCCGTGGGTGCTGTCTCTGGCGTCGTTGCCGCCTGCGGTGATTGCTGCCCCTGTGCGGCCTTCTTTTTGCGCCGTGCTGCTGCCTTGCTGCTCATACCGTATCCTCCGCCATTGCGTCCAGCATTTCGATCTTCACAACCTCCAGAACGCCGATGGTCTGAAACGAAGGCGCGGATGCAGTGTAGCCTGTCATGGGCCTTCCGTCTATTGTCTCGGCTATGACGGTTGCCGCGATGATTTCGCCTGCCTTGGCCTTCTCTAGCCAAGTTTCTAGGAATTGCACCACGTCAGCGCATAGTCCCGCCTCTGTCTTGCCTATGTGGCTTGTGATGCTGTGAATGTTGCTCATCCCTCGTCATCCATCGCTATGTGTGCGCGAAGGATTGCTATTAGCCACGCGCGGGCGGGGTTTTTATCAATAGACGTAAAATAAATACCTCTGCCTTTTCGTTCCTGTACGGAACACTCCCCATCGTAATAGAATGTCCATTCATAATCCGGCAGCACCGCATCGTGCAGAGCCTTTGCTGCGTCTAGTGAGCCATTGTAGGCTTTTGCGGCGTTCCTGTATCTTTTTGCGCTGCGAAGGCCACTCAATCCAGATTGCGGGAATTTGCAATCCCAAGATCCATCCTCAACCTTCGCCAGCAACTCTTGCAGCGCCTTCTTTCTGTTGGTCATCCCATCATCCCCGCTTTTTGCTCTGCTACGTGCTTCGGATAACTTTTTGCCACCATTGCCGCGATTTTGCGCTGTCGTGCTGTTGACGCTTTTGGAACCTTGATGGGGGCCACGACAAAAGTGCGGGCCGATGGTTTTGTTTTTATGCCGCGTGCGCTAAATTCGTTTTGTAGTTTTTGCGGCTTTATTCCCAGATGGCGCGCGGCAGGAGTTACGCCCATTTTTAGGGCCGCAGCTTGGTTTACCCATTCATCGCGCAAACGCTTTTTCTCCGCAGATTGGTGCGCAAGGTGCTCTTTCCACGTCATCATAGCCCACCCACCTTTACGCCCTTGAGCCGCCACAGCGCCCCGCGTGAGTGACGGGACCGCTTTTCTACAAGCGGCCTCAGCTTGCCTTCCAGCCGATCCCGAACGCCTTGCGGCCATACGTTGCGGCCCAGCTTCTCACTAGCGGCGCGTGCGATTTCGGCTGCTGTCATTTCGCCGGATAGCACGTCGAGGATGGCGGGGCTTATGTCGTCAGGCATTACCTTACCGGGCGGCGGGGTGATTGGCCCGCGCGTGCGGCGTATATGGCCTTCCGCGTAGCACATCAGTTGCATTGCGGCGGCGTACTGGCGCTCTGTGTAGCCCTTGCCTTTGTAGGTGGCGACGATTGGTGCGTGGTGGGTCATTAGTGTTCTCCAAAAAATCCCCAGATGCTTCGTGTCTTGGGTATCCGCATCTGGGGCAATAAGCTAAATCACTTTAGGCTGGTTCCGACACCCGTGCAAAAATTGCTATATGCCATTTATGATTTAGCCAATTGTTCTGTTACTGCGCTGCAAACAGATCAGCGCCACTTTGTGAAGCGTCTTGCAAGTTAAGGTTTGCCTGTTCTGCGTACTCACGCTTCAACTCAAATCCGATGTATTTTCGGCGTGCCTTTAGTGCCTCATACCCCGTGCTGCCGATCCCATTGAAAGGGTCCATGACAACATCGCCGGGGCGAGAGTACAGGCGCAAGCATCTGCGGATAACGTCAAGCTGCAATGGGCATACGTGCTTTTCATCGTTAGCGCCCTTAGCCTTTCGAAAACTGCGCAGAACGTTGCCTTGCTGAATATCCATCCAGACAGGCGACGCAAGTCGCTGCCATTCCATCACATCGAACTCTGCGTCTTTAACCAATTCGGCAAGAACGTCGTCAGGTGGCGTTCCTGCGCATAGCCCTTCGCGCGTCAGTTGTTCAAGCCACTCGCGAGCAATCTTTACCGCTTCTTTTGTCTGCGGTGCCGCGTGCTCAATGGGCCGTTCGTTTACAGCATCCTTGCGGAAGAACAGCATGTAGTCCGGCATGCCGACGCGGTTCATGGCGCTGTCCTTGCGGATCTGCTTGTAGAGCAATCCAAGAGCCTTGGTCCGCTGCATTTCGACAACCGGATCTTTCCAGATTGTTGCCCTGCCATGATACACCAAACCAGCCGCCGTATGCGCCCGCACAAGATCGCCTGAAAAGTCTTGCAGCCCTATGGCCCCATCCCTGCCCTTACGCATTGGTAGGTCTGTGCAATGAACGCAAGCGATGCGACCTGGACGAAGAACCCGCGTCAACGCTTCTGCAAAAAACTTATACTGATTAATGAATTTCTGACCAGTGCCAGCGTTCCCGAGGTCGCGCTCGCTGTCTGAGTAGACGAACAAGTCACCAAATGGCGGCGAGAATATCGCGCAGTCTACGCTGTTTTCTGGCATGGCATGCATGCCCTCGATGCAGTCTGAATTGTGCAGCGCCCATCCGTCGCCTTGGTACTCTGGTTGTTTCTTTGTCATGCTACTTCCCCTTTAATCCACTCTGGAAACGCCAAGTCCAGCGCCCGTTCGTATTTTACGTTTATCTTTGTGTCTGACTGCGCGCGCTTCATTGCGGAACTCATGCGCCGCTTCATTTCCTCGTGCTTTTCAGCCTTTCCATGAACGGCCCGCCATATTGCGGCCTCAGTATCTGCAATCACAATGTCATTGCGAACCTGCTCCGTTTGACCAAAACGATGAGACCTACGCACAGCCTGATAGTGCTGCTCATATGAAAAGCTGATCGAAGCAAAAACAGCGTGCGCACAGTGCTGCCAGTTGACGCCAAAACCTGCCAACTTTGGCTTGGTTACGATTGCGCGGTATTCACCGTCTGCAAAACCAAGCAAGCGGCGCTCTTTTTCTTCCGGCTTTTGGTCGCCTCTGACCTCTATGGCCCCGTCAATCATGCTTGTGAGAAGTGTGCTTTCTTCGTTTGTCTCGCACCATACAGTCACAGACTTGTCGTGGCTGGCCAGTTCTGCGGCGCGCTCACACCTCGCATGCAATGTCAGCCGCTTTTCCTTATGAAAGCTAGTCGCGCTCAATTCGGGAATACGAAACAGCATGTCTTGTTCAGCATCTACGCTCCGATCAGCCTGCACTTGGTGCAGCTTACGATCAATCTCCGGCAACACGTATCCAGTATCATCGCCTCCAAGGTCGCTTGGCAATGTTGCGCAACGGCTCCAGCTTGCAACCCATGACCAGAAGTCCTCGGCAGCGTGACCTTTCAAACGCCAGTCTTGGCTTGCCGTGCTGGTATCGTTGATAAACCACTTAGACAGCATTTCCTGCTGTCGCATGACGCCCAGAAACTCCGCATGATTGCCCAACTCCGTGTGATCGTTTGGGCTTGGCGTTGCTGTAGCTGCCAGCTTGAAATGCACATCTTTGAAAACATCCATAAGCATGTTGCGAGTGCGGCCTGCAAAGGATTTCAATATGCTGCTTTCGTCCAGAACAATGCCGCCAAAAACAGAGGCGTCCAACTTAGGGAGCCGCTCATAGTTTGCCACCATGATGCCTGCGCCGACTTCTTCCGGCTCACGAATTTGGCGCGCGTCAATGCCAAACTTACGGCCTTCGCGGATCATCTGTCCAGCAACAGCTAACGGGGTCAGGATCAAAACAGGCTTGCCAGTTTCCTCGCTTACTTGCCTTGCCCATTCCAATTCACAGAACGACTTGCCCAGACCAGTATCAAGGAAGTGTGCAGCCTTGCCAGCGTCTAGGGCAAACTCGACTGCCTTGGTTTGGTGCAATTTCATTGCGCCATTCATATCCATCGGCACCATTCCATGCTTTTGATGGATCGTCGCCTTGCCTGCTATGAAGTCGCGGTATTCTTGTAAACTCATCGCGTTTTCCTTTCGCGCTCCCCTTGTGAAACCGTGGCAGGCCGGGGGGAAAGTCCAGCTTTTCGGGGGCTACCCTATCCACAGTTCTTTAGTATCACGTAACGCAGATTATAAAAGTGCAAAGTTGCAAAGTTATAAGTTAAGTTGCAAACCCTCATCCATGCTGTCGTCCCAAGGGCGCATTGTGTCCCATTGAGGCACATCGTCTATCATATCAATAGCGACATGCCCCATAAATTTTGCGCCGTGCAGGCCTCGCTTCACCGTCTCGCGCTTTGGTTCCGGCTTGATGCGGGGTCGGGTGCGGACCTTGTGAATGCCACCAACGCACTCAAACTGCACGTCGTTGTTAGTAACGTCCCACTCCTCTGCGATGGTCCAATCTCCCCATCCTTCGTCGTCTGCCCAGATTGTGGGGGTGTCGGTCCATTCTGCTATGAGGTCATGCTGTGGTCCATCGTAGCACTTGCCTTCATGCGACCAGAAATAATGGTTTTTATTTGAGGTATCATCCCAAGGGTAATAGTAGCCATCGGCTGAAAGACCCAGTTTTTTAACCATCGGCCCGACCTTCTGGCCGTCGCGTGTCTTGTAGAATTTACCTGCTTGTAATTTTATCATTGTGATCTCCTCGTCACTGTCCCTGAAAATGCGCGCGGCAACCGATTGGAGGGTCGGTGTTCGGCGTAAGTCGATCAAACATCACCTAGCCGCGCTTGGTTATATTGGCTATTTTCCACCAACATTGCAACGCTTTATTGCCGTTTGCCCTGCTGTGATGGCGTCCATGGGATGCCGTTGCGCGAAAGAAAGTTGCTGAGATTGCCCAGCGTCATGCCGAGGCGTTGCGCTGCCTGCGTCTTGGTGCGGCCCGCGTCACGGTGCCGTGCAACCTCCTCTGCGCGGTAAAGCGCAAAGGTGTCGTGCATTTCGTCCCATGTGGTTTCCTGCTGTGGGAAAATCATTGCGGGTCTTCAACTTTGACAAATCGACCATCCAGAAAATCACGCGCCACACGAACCCACGGGATAGACCCATGGTTATTCATGCGATAAACCACGACAGGCTCTTGGCTTCCCTCCGCCAACGCCACGCCAAGAATTAGATAATTCCCGTGGCTTTTTTTGTGCCGCCAAATCGTGTAAGGCTGGATAATAGCGGATACTGGATCAATAATTTCTGCCAACTGAGAATTTGTCATCCGCTCACTCATATCCGGCACTCCATGATGAATGGTATTTCATCGCCAAGGTCGCGGTTGCTGTTTGGATTTCCGCCGCCTTGGTCCGGCGCGTCATAGTTGCCGCCGGATTGCTGAGAGTTGCCGCCGCCTGAATTGCCGATTGGCCCGTCCAGCATCGTCAGCGTGCCGTTGAACCCTTGCAAAACAACCTCAGTGCTGTACTTATCCGCGCCGCTCTGGTCCTGCCATTTGCGCGTCTGTAGCTGGCCTTCGATAAATACCTTGCTGCCCTTCTTGAGGTACTGCTCTGCGATCCGCACAAGCCCCTCGTTGAAGATTGCAACGGTGTGCCATTCCGTCTTTTCGCGCTTCTCGCCGCTGGCCTTGTCGGTCCAGTTCTCCGATGTAGCGATGCGCAGGTTGCAGACCTTGCCGCCGTTCTGGAATGTTCGCACTTCGGGGTCGCGCCCGAGGTTGCCAATGAGAATGACTTTGTTGACTGATCCGGCCATGCTCAGTTGCCCCCCATGCCAAGCGCGTCGAGATAAAGCGCCAGCTTCATTTCTTCCTCAGAACGGTCTGCCGGGTCTTTGGCGCGGATGGCAACAACCTGGTTTACCAACTTTGTCTCATAGCCTGCGCCCTTGATTTCGGCATTCAATTCTTTCATCAGATCGGCTTGGTCCTTGGCCTCTGCCTTCAATCGTTCCTTGCGCTCTACAAAGCTGCGAAGCTGGCCCGCCTGAACGCGGGATGTCTGTGTGTCGCTCATTGTGTGGTTCCCTTTTTTTCGTCGTTAAATCGTTTCGGTGCAAAGCCTGCGTTTTCCATGATTGCCACCGCCTCAGTTTTCGTGGCACGCTGGCGCTCAATCTGCGGTGCTGGTGCAGGCGGGTTGCGTTTCACCTCTGCCTTGCCGCGCATCATCTTTAAGATGCCTAGAATGTGACCGGGGTTTGGCTTGCGGCTTGGGTTTTCATTCCGCCACTTGCGCAGGGCATATAAGATCTGCTCTTGCGTCCAATCCTCCAACGTGTCGGCCCAGTCTGCAAGGATGCCAGCCTTTACATTCTCCGGCGGGCGGTCCTTCCAGTATCCGTCAAGGATTACCTCAACGTCAAAAGCAATCGCTCGACGGTGCGCGTCTAGCTGGTCCTGCGAAAGAGATTGCGCGTGTCGTGGCGTCGGTGTCGCGATTGCCCGCGTTGCCACCTGTGTTCCCTTTTTTGTCACTCCAATACCATTCTTTCTTGATTGTCTGCCATCCGCGTTCCTGCGCTATGTCCAGCGCCTCGGTAGCGTTTCCGCCCTCTGCGTTGATCTCTCGCAGCGTCTTGGCGAGTAGCGCCGCCCCTCTCTCTGTTAGGGCAGCGCGCTTGTGTTTCTTGCGGTAGGAGATAAAGCTGTCAACGGCCTCAACATCCGCGTGGTGGCTCAGTATGTCGGCAGGAGTTTCAATCATCCCGAAGCGCCCACTTGATAAGATGCACCGCGTACTGCGGATCAGTCATAACGACCTTGCCCGCATCCTCTGCGCTTGCCTTCGATGCCTTGAATTTCTCATAGTCTGCGGCTGGTATTGCAAGCCGCATGTGCTTACGCCCATCACTTGACATGGAAAATCCCCATTGTCATAAAATTATCACTAGGAACACGAAGAATTTGAATGTCTGTTCCTTTCTGATACGCGTGGAAGGCACGCAGCAACACCCTGTAAGCTTTTACACGATCTGGGCCACCACGGTTTGCCCCATGTGTAATCATGTAGTTTCTAGCTCGTATAATTACCGCATCATTTCCGCCCTCCGGCATACCAGAGGTCAATATACGACAAATTCTGTCCACCAAATTGATAGGCATGTTGCAATACGTGGTTGCAACAGCAGCCCTTGTTATGCTGCTTTTCAGACCGTTACCCGCAAGCCCAGTTAAAGAACTTGATGAATAGTTTATTGCATCCGAAATGCACTCAATTGCGTCTGCTGTTTCTTTTACGGTCATTGTTCCAATGCTTCCGACTTCTGCCTGCCTAATCAATTTGACAATAGCTACAGCATGTTGATGATATTTTTCTAAGGATACCAGACCGCCAATCTTTATCGCATCAGAAACAGACCTTGCGCGGCCTTGGTCAATTACACTGCCATCTGTCTTGCTAAGCCCAGTCGCGACAAACATTTCCACTTCGACTCCTGCGCGCACAACGGCCGAAAGTCTGTGCTGGCCATCTGCCAAAATTCCGCCATCATAAAACGCAATTACGTTTTGATGTATATCCCTCCAGTTTCCAGCCTTCATATCCGAAGAATACTTATTGACCGTATGTTGTGAAATATTCCTGTTGCTCAGATTTGATAGGTCCAACCATTCCTGAGCCATAGCAGGAGTGACATTTACTTTTTCGATTTCCATGATATAAATCCTTTATGGGTTGCTTGGTCGCACCCTTACTATCAATTAGCGCCGCGCACTTGTCAACAGTCGCGGCGCTTTTTTATTGGCGATTGCCCTTTATTTTATGACTGGCATTTGCTTTAGACATAGCCCGACACCCGTTACTGCCCCCGATATACAGAGCAGCACCTAACCCTCCTGATCTGTATCCATGCGATGCCTTTTATCGGTGGCCAGCCGCTGCCCGGTGTGATTGCTCTAGTACACCTACCGCAACGCGCGGCACCTATCGGGGTTTATGTTTCGCATTTTGCGCGCCGCCTAGTTAGGACCGGATGGCGCAGGGATGGGTGATGGCCCCAGATCATATCCCATTGCTTAGAGCGCATAGGGCAAAGCTGCCTCGGTTTATTGTAAACCGTCAAAAATCAGGAGGGGTTCTTGTTGCAATTCGCCCGTGTAAACGGTATATTTGCGTCAGATGCGCGATGACCCGTCCAAAGGTCGCTTGTCTCAAGGCGGCGCATGATCTTGAATGGTCGCGCCGCCGCTTTCTTTCTTAGAGCATCAATTCTGCGCAGTCAACTGAACACTGCCATCCCCATTTTCTTTGCGCTGTAGAATGTAAGCCCTGATTTCCTTGGCGTGCTTGCGCAGCCCCCTGGCTTGCTTGCCAAACTCATCGGCGCGGGCCTCCAGTTCCTCATCAGTGCAAAACTGAATAGGGACAAGCAAGTGATCCCCATTGCGGTGAATGGGATATGCCGTCTTGAGTTGCTCAAAACCTTCCATCAGCGGCGTGTCGGCTTCTGGCGTATCGTACTTATTCACCGCCGCTTTCACCATTCCGTTGATCGTCTCGCGCGCGCAGATGATGTAAAAGTCAGCGTCAGCGCCTTCAATTTCTGCATGGTCGCTAATCACGCGCGCCGTGAAGAAATCAACGTGACCGATTGCGCCGCTTTCAACGGTATCTTGCACCAGCTTGCGAATATCGGCCTTGATCTGCTTTATGTCTTTCATGGTTAAATCCTTGTTGCGATTTTGTCTGTTACAGCATCAATGCGATTGATTGCGGCCCGCATCCGTTGCCGCTCCTTGTCGTTGAGCGTTGGCAATATCAGATCGTGACTTTGCCGCTCCAACTCTTTCGCCGCTTCCTCGAAGTCAGCAACATAATGCAGCGCGCGGTTAAATTCGTGAGGGTCACGGCCTTTCAGATCGACAATGTTTTCGCGCTTCTTTGTGCCCTGTGCCGCAAGCTGTGAAAGGGTAGGCGGGTTGTCGCTTTCAACTTGTGATTCAAAAACATCGGAAGGGATATTACCTATTCTAGCCATTTGCATTTGCTGATGCTTAGACATTCCGGCATCACGGGCGGCTGATTCTCGGCTGAATTGAGTATGCCCACCCTCACCTAATTCAGGCTTTGGCCCCGGCTTTCCCGGCTCAATCTGATTGTACAATTCAGACGCGCGCCGTATTGCACGCGCCCTGATACGCTGCGCCATCCGTTCAAGCTCTTGGTCTTGAGATTGCCGCGCATAGCTTGCAAGAGCGGCGGCTTTGTCTGCCCAGTCTTTGCACTCATCAACTTGACTGCACTGCGAAAGCGCAATCTGAGCATTCTGATAGGTCTGCGGCAATGATGCGCCCGACACTGATATGTTAGCTGGTAAATTCATTTTTAGCCCTTCATGTTTGGGCTACACCTTGCGCGGATTGCCCGCTTAATGGTATACAAGATATAGCGCGTGAACACCGCTATCTTGCGCCATAACCGGCAAAAGAGCAAGCCCTGCCCGTTAAATCAGGCGGGGCTTTTTCGCGGAAACATATGCGCAAGCTGGCCCGATGCGCGCAATTCCTGCAACTCATAGCGAACCCCAGAAAGCGGTATCCGGTACATCACCGCAATATCCTCAACGCCATATCCTGCGGCGATCTGCTCGCGCACAATGCAGGCGCGGGTGGCTGTGGTCATAGTCATGGCTTTGGCCCCTCTGCAAAAATACACGGGGCGAAAGTTGGCAAGCCGCGCATCCACTTTGCAAGCTGTGTCGCCTCATCAATGTCTTTGACCGTATAAACGTACCCTCCCCAAGCCTCATGCCATTCTACTTGACCCTCCGTTCTTCCGTCTGGCGGAAACCGCTTTAGCTTCTCGGGCCCAATAACTTCAACGGGGAAGGTATACCCGCTTCGTGACACTATAAGATCAGGAACGCCTTTCTTGCCAACCGCGCTAAGATCTTGAACTGTTATCCCGT